CAGGCGACCTCTACGGAGGCACGTTGTGTGAGTTGTGAAGAAGCGGCTGTCGGTGGTAATCCCCAGGGATTTGGAGTTCACGCCTAAAGAAAGCTTCTAACGTAACCGCATCGTTGTAAAATAAAACGGGAGAAGATGTATGTCTTCGGGGTCATGACCATACATGCTCTGGGAAGTTGCTAGGGTAGCAGTATCCCAATCATAATACAAAAATGCCTTCCGGGCCTGCCGGGTACGTGTCTGGGAGAGAAATCGTCCATGTGAAACCAGCACGAAAGGACGCAGTGACAGTCTGCCGTATAACTCTGTCTATAAACCAACTTCAACGATGACAACAGTATCTAGGTTAATTAAATTTTACGATACGTTATCAAACGACGTCAAGGCTAACACCCTAGCCGTATCTCATTGTTTAGCGCTCCCGCCTCCTAGCCCACGTCATGGTGGGTCTTCTGGTACATGTATTGAGTTACATTATCCCGAGGAGGGGTTGGAGGACAGCGGTTACAAGCTTGAGAGTCTCGGTGGGCCGGTCCCTCTTGTCTCGGAGGGGGTCGTGGGGAAAGCCCCGATTATGCCTCCGGATGACGTCGAGTACGGGCATTGGATTGACGAAACCTTGCATTGCCGTGATCGCTGGTGTACAACACGCCGCGATTGGTATATGGCCAATGGTTCTTTACCGATGTTCGACGTTTCCTACCCGAATCAGGAGGGGGGAATAAAAAGAAATAAATATTATGATGGCGCGTTCCGTGACTTTCCTTATCGAGGTGCCCATGCGTTCAGAGATAGACTGATTTCTAAGAGGATCAGCTACGACTCTGATTGGGTCATCGAGGAAGTACTTGCCAGGCTCGGTCCTGGAGAGGATGATGGCCCTCCTGAAGTTGCGGAACTAAAAGAAACGGGCTTAATGAGTGAATTGACTTGCGACTTTCCAGCCATCGCCGATGACAACCCTTATACGGTGTTATCGTGCGACGACGGCGGATGCATGTTAAGTCAGTCCCTAGCAGGTAGGGCTAAACAATTGGTGAAATGGTTTCGCGGCTTCGGCCTTCCGTTGATCCGAGACCTGCCGGCTTCAATTCAGTGCGGTGGCCTTAGGAACGCCGTACGACAATGCTTCTCAGACGTGGATCCAGTTTGGGAACTCAGCTTTAAGACTGTACAGAAGATTGAACGATCTTGCTGTAAACAATGTTTGCCTACTTTCATGTCAAAGCTGAGCCAGTGGAAAGAGGATAGATCCCGCCATCAGCCAGTCGATTTGGCTCATTTGTCTCGGTTCCGAGAGGCATTGCGCGCAAACGTCGACAAAGGATGGGATCGACACAGACGCCCCTTCATTCCTAATGGAAACGCTACCCGGCGCTTCAAGAGAAAGGATGGGGGAAACTGGAATGTAGAGGAGTTTTCGGCTGACTTCCGGACTGAGCTTGTCTTTTCGTCCGGTAAGCCAAGAGTAGTCACGGTCTATTCTTCCGAGAATACCCGGTTGCTCGCTCCGATGCATTACAGTTTGTACGACAGTCTGAAACGGAAAGGGTGGTTGCTTGTCGGGGACCCGACTGACAGGCACATCGGTAGGTTGAACGGCGCCGCGCTTTTGAGTTTTGATTACTCGTCAGCGACAGACAATATTAAAACCGAGTACGTTCGGTCGGCGATAGATGTACTGATAGAGCGGGCAGATAGTGTTAGTGACGACGAGTTGAGGGCTCTCAAGGTTCTTGGCAGTTTGTCGTTAGAGGGAGTGGAGTGCGGATCCGGCCAGCCCATGGGGTCGGTGATGTCTTTTCCTCTCTTGTGTTTGATTAACAAAACCGTCGTTGATCTTGCACTTAACAATCTGCTCGTTTCGGGTGAGATCTCGTTCCGCGAGTGGTCTGGTCACAGGCTACTTATCAATGGTGACGACCTCCTTACAAGGGAGTTACGAACCGGTACAGATCTCCGAGGACAGATTGTCGCTGAGGGTTCTCAGGTAGGCCTTGTAGTGAATCAGGAGAAGACCATGGTCTCCGATACGCTATGTGAAATTAATTCTACCTTGTTTTCCGGTGGCAGTCGTGTACGGAAGTTTAACGCTTCCGCCGTGTGGATGGACCCTGGTGTCGAAGATGTTCTGGGCTTTGCAGCCCAGGCATCTCCGGACGTGAAAACGTTTCGAAAGGTAGTACGGTGGAATAGCAATATTCTGGCGAAGAGCAAGGACAAGCACCTTGCTGAGATACCACCTCATCTTCAAGTAGTGTGCCGCAAGGATGCCAGAATCCGACGCGCACTCACCAGTCAGCCAAAGTCCGAACGTTCTAGACAGCTTGGCGTGATCAGGATGGCTCCGATGCCTGATGGTTACGATCTTGACGTCAGTGATGAACACAGGGCGATGCGAGAAGAGATTGAAAGAGTTAGGGAGAAGGGGGTTGCGTGGGCTAAGGCTCGTGCGACTCGGAAGCAATTCCGTACCGTCGCTATACCGAACTCTACGTCTTATTCTCAGGTCTTGAAACAACGACGGGGGGCCGAACAGGAACTGATCCCTGCCTGTTACGTCCGTGCATATGTTAACAAAATGAGAGATGCGTTGGTTGAGGAGTACGTGGCTGGCTCCTCGTCTGAGACATTACCTCCGGGTGATGGTTCTCGGATATCAGTTCTTATTGATAACCTACGTCTGTTCAAACAACAGAAAATCGCAGTTAGAACCTCCGAAACAACTTTTTCTACGGAAGATTTTGTGAGCTTTGACTGACGAAGCTAACTGGGTTAATTCCACCCAGGCCCATGCAAAAGGGTTGTACGCAAGTACGTTGGTAGGCTAGTTCCGG